AGCAGCAGCAGGTCGCGGAGGGCGTCAAGAATGTAGAAGCTGACGTTAACAACGCGCCGGTATTGAATGAGTTTCAGCAGAAGCTTTTAGAGCTTCGCAGGCGCATGAAAGGGCCGAACGCTACCATAAAAACCGAGAAAGATAAGGAATACGATCGGCTGGGCAAATTACTGGGCAAGCGGATGGGCGGTGACTAATGCGAGCGATCCCCCTACCCCCACCATACGGAGGCGAGCGATCTGATCTGCCGCTTGCGGTGATCGAGTCGCCATACTGCGAGCGCGCCTATAATTGGATCAGTGAGGATGGGGAATTCAGGATTCGGAACGGCGATTCAAGGCACACCACGCAGAATGCCGGAACGGGGAATCTGCCGTTAAACATCACGACCTACGGCAGCGGAACATCGCAAAAAATGTTCGTGCTGTACGATAACGGGGCTGCAAACCTGCAATGGAAAGACATTACTAGCGCGGGCGCTGGAACGGTCGTGCATTCGCTCGGGGTGGGTGGTGATGATGAGGTAGCCACGCTCGAATTCAACAATTATTTGATGTATTTTTCAGAGTTGAACCTACAGCCTTCAGCATTCCCCGGCCCGCAATATTGGAATGGAACCGCCTGGGGAAATCTTGGTTATACTGGATGGGGTACCGACATACCGTTCGGCGGCGCCGTCTACAAGAACCGCGCGTATTTCGTAGTTCGCGGGCAGTCGGCTTATTATTACAGCGGGATCGCTTCGATCGCTGGGGCTGTTACTAAGGTTAGTTTAGATCAGATCGTATCAAGCAAGAGCAGCCTCTATGCCATAGCCTCGGTTTCCCTCTCTGAAGGCATTCAACAGGAAAACGTTTTAGCGTTTATCTTCCAGAGCGGAGAGGTACTAGTTTATAGCGGCGATTATCCCAACGCCGCCAATTGGCAGATCATCGGCCGTTTTCAGATTCCACGCCCGTTATACTACCACTCGACGATCAACGTGCTGGGCGATACCTACGTGATTACAGAATCAGCGCTGATCTCAATGCGAGCGCTATTTCAGCAGGGCCAAGAGTTCGCGATCAAGAATGCGCCGTCCAATTCTCACTCTAAGCGATGGAAGCAGATATTCCCCCAGTATTTCAATTCATACGGCCTGAAGGGGCTTTATGATGACGTACAGAATCGGATCGTCATCTGCATCCCTGGCGTGGTCGATTATGACGGAACGAAAGCCGATCTTGGTGCCATGCGGCTGGTCTACTCGCTCGATAATGGCGCTTGGTTTGAGTTCTACGCTGACGGCGTGCCGCGGCTTTATTGCGCCACGTTCTTTCAGGGTGATGTCTATTACGGGCTTTCCATCGATGTCGTGATCATGAAATCGGAAGGGAAATCCAACTACGTCGATGACACCTATGACGGCTCTACGGCATCGATTCGCGCTCAGCTAAGAACAGCGCCATTGCCTACCGATAAATTCGGAGTGTCACGGGTGACCGGCATTGAGTTGATTATGCAGTCGGACGCCTATGGGCTCATGGGGTATACGCTGATCGGCAATCTCGGCCAGCGGCAAACGACATCGCAGCTGATCCCCTCACCCGGTACGGGCGTATCTAACGTACTACTCAACAGTGGGATAGATTCTAATTACGTTCAACTAGATATTACTGGAAACACGAACAGCAGCATGAGCGTGGGTTTCTCGCTGCTGGCTATGAATGTGTGGGTAGATCAGGGAGGGGTGCGCTAATGGCAAAAAGAAGATTGAGCAAATCAGGGAACGTAATTCCCCCGGTAGCGTCGCGAGAAAACGAGCGGAGAAATGCCGAAAAATTCATCAAGAAATACGGGAAAGATCCCAAGAAAGCTGCGCAAATAAAGGCGGCTCAGGCGCGGCTAGAGTCAATCAAGAAAGGCGAAACCCTTGAGCAGTTCAAAGCCTCGAAGGCGTCCCAGCCCGCTACGCCAGCAGAGCCAGCGGCCCCCGATACAGTTCAAACGACTGGCGGCGTTGAGGGTAAGGATCTCGGCATCAATGAGAAGACCGGGGCAATCGATGCTGATAAGGCGGTAGAAACCGTCAGCAGCGCCGGACTTGATGACACTGAAAGCAATTTCAACATGAATAACCCAGGAGTTCAAACGGACTCCTTTGGAAATACCCAGACCGTTACGCGGGATCCGGTAACTGGACAGGTGAAGATCCAGCAAACTGGTGGCGCTGGGCTGACGGCCGCTAATGATGCGTTTGTTAATGCTGCAACCGGCTTTGCAAATGCTGGCAACGCAGCACAAGCGGCGGCTGATGCAAACTATGCCTACTTCACTAAAGATAACGCGCAAAACAAAGCGCGCGAAATGGAAGCGGCAAAGCAGGAACTTGCAAACCGCGGGATCCCGATCGATGCATCGCCTGACAGCCTCTGGAGCAAATCGCTACAGCAGATCGATAGTAAGTATCAGGCGCTAGACGATCAGGCGCGTAATCAGGCCGTAATGACACGCGATCAGAGCTACGCAACGCAGGCCAATGTACTTGGCCAGCTCGGTCAGACTGCGCAGGGTCAGGCGGGCAACTTCACGCCGTATCAGGGAGGCAACCAAAATCAGGCCAACATCCTAGCGCAACTTCTAGGCCAGATCAGCGGCAACAATATGAACGTTGATCAGTTCAACAAAACGCTGAAACTGAACGAGCAGCAGCTACAAGCAAAGAAGAGGGGCGGCGGCGGCCAGCCTGATAATGGGCCGGTATTCAATGGAACAGCGCCGGGGTTTAACGTATGAGCCTAGATCTTCTCAAGTTCCTCGATTCTGGTCGCGCCGTAATAGAGCCGACCGATATCCTGGGCTTCGCTCAGAATATCGCCGCTTCTAATCCGTGGCGCACCGCATCCGAGGCGATACTTGCGCCGCGCTTTGACACCCGGACCTGGAGTCCGGCTGAGGCTTTCGGCACTGCGCTTGCTCAATCGTTTCTAGGTAGCGCGCTCTCTGGATATGCTAAGAACAGGGAGGCAAGCCAACTTCGCGCACTTTCTTCCGTCATGCCGCAACTCAGCGCCGATCCCATGAGCGCGGCCGCGCCCGCTGGCGTCGATGAAAGCGCTTTTGATCTGCTGAGATTGGGAGCGGCTGCCAAGATGGCGCAACGGAAGGAGCAGCTACGCGATAAGGTAGCGGAATTAAAGCTCGCCAATATGATGGCAGGCGAGCGCGCAGCCCTTGAGGAGCAGGGCAAGATCAGCGGGAAGAATGCGGCCTATGAAAAGCTTGGGGTAGAAGATCCTGAGAGTCCCAAGATTAAAGCAGAAGATCGAAAGCGGCAGATTGAAAAGGATCAGTTCTCAAAGGAGCAATCGCTAGAAGATGACATTGCCTCGCTGCGCGGCGAAATGGTTAAGGCTTCAAACGATCTGCGTTTTGACTTGGTAGAAAGAGGATATAAGAGCGTCTTGCGCGCATCGCAGGATCCGTCCGGCACGTCGGATTATGAACTAATCAAAGGAGCCGCCCAAGCTATTGAGCCGGGCGCGGTTACAAATCAAGGCGAAGCTGACGCGCTTGGCGGATCTGGTGCCATCCCCGAGGGATGGAAGGCTGACATCCGGGGCGCTCTTGAAGGCAAATCAAAACTACCGGACTCCGTGCGGAAGGGTCTAGTTGATATAGCAACGCGGCGTTATCGAGAGACAGCAGAGCAGTTCAACTCTAAGCGGAATTTTTACTTGAAAGAAGCCGAGCGCAGAAAATTTCCAACCGATTCCGTGGTGCCGTTCGTGCAAGCTCCCTTGGGGTATAAGATTCAAAAGAATATCAAAACCGGCGAAATAAGGATCGTGCCCAATGGCTGATGAAGAGTGGGTCGATATAACCCCCAGCGGGAACGCGGGCGTCTCTGGTGAGTCGGACTGGGTAGATCTATCACCGCCGCAAGCCGAGCCGCTATCTAGCGCGCTAGATTCATCCGATTGGGTCGGCCCCGCGGCTATAGATCGGCCGGAAGAGTATAGCCTGATGAATGAGCTTATGGGGGTAGGCAACGCGGCGCGGCGCGGATTTATCGCTACTACCAACCTGATCGATAAGGCAAACACATATCTGAACCCGTTCGCCATAACCCCGCATGGCCCGCTTGGTTTGCGATATAATGAAGATGTTCCAACGCTTGAAGAAAACGCCAATAACACATTATTGAGATTAGGAGTGGACGGATCTACCCGGCCCACTACCGAGCTGGGACAGTGGGGATCTGATGTTGCTGAAAATGCTGCGGCGTCGTGGCCGTTTGGTCCTGCGGCAATGGTTGTAGGCGGCCTGCTCGGCGGGTCTGGATCGTATGCCGGGCGCAAAATCGCTCCCGAAGTAGGTGCCGATCCAGAAGCCGGGGCGGTGGTAGGAAACCTACTCGCCAGCCTTGGCCCGGCTGGAGTCAAAACGCTAGTTAAGGAAGCAGGCGAGCTAGTTGGGCCAACAGTTTCGCAGTTTCCTATGCTGCGCAATTTTTTTGGTGACGGGCCAGCCAGAGCTGCGGTAGGCAGGACACTAGAGCGGGCGTCTAGCAAAAGCGCCAGCGATCTCAGAACGGCCGTAGAAAACGCCGCGGCCGCCTCAGCAACGCAAACCGAACTACAAGCGCTTCGCCCGCTTGCCGAAAAGATTGACGATCCAGGAATTGCCAGACTTGCCGATTCTGCTGAACAGATGAGAAATACCGGCCTAAGATCAATGGCTGAAGAGCGTGCGGCGCTGAGGTCTAAGCAAGTTACTGGTGATCGAGTTTCTGGAACTCACATAAGAGACATCAGCAAGGAAGGTGAGAACATTCTCAGGACCGCTGGCAAGGCAATTGCGGATGATGCCGAATCGGCGTGGGCGGCTCTCGATAGGAAATCGCTTGTAGATACTAGGCTGGGCGGCCTTGATGATCAGTTCGATGCAGCGATCAAAGAAATTACATGGGATGGAACGGTCCCGCTTGAAAACAGCGCAGCCGGGCTCGTGTCCAGATTCAAGGCGCTACAGGCTGGCACTGATGAAGGGATCGCCAATATGGGCGGCCTTCAAGATCTGCGCGGTAGGGCTTTGGAGGTAGCGCGGCGGCTTCGAAACGCTACATCCGAGCCGGAAGTCCAAAGCCGGTCTGTAGCGTTGCTAGTAGAGCGACACGTCCGGGACATTGTTCAATCAAACGTAGACGCGGGGCTGCTACCAATAACAGAGCAGAAAAAATGGCTAATTGCTCGCAGCAAAACAGCACAAGAGCTGCAAACGCTCAAGAGACAGAAAGACGGCACCGGAGGAACTCTAGCCACAGAAAAGGTTGCGCTTCAGGGTGGCACCGTAGATAACGCAACACTAATCAATGAGGGTCTATCATCGCCAGACAAACTGCAAAAGCAGATCAGGGCGGCCGATCTTGGTGGCCAGGACATTCGCCCAGTCTACAAAGAAGCGCTAGTTAAGGAGCTCGACGCCCGGCCGCAATCTCAATGGGCTGACTTCTTTGAAGAAAAATTGCCGCAATTTAAGGAAATATTCACGGAGGCTGAGCTAGATAAATTCAGGCTAGTGCTGGATGATATAGCAGCAGAGGCGCGGGCGGCTAAGCTGGCGTTCACTGGCAATTCGCAGACCGCGCGCCGTGGCTATGAAGCTCAGCGCATGATCAACTCGAATCGGGGGCTTTTTGGGAATTTTGCTCTTAATTCTACTGGCGGCCCTGGCGTTGCTGGTGCTGGCGTGGGGGCATATACCGCCTTCAAAATGGCGCCTGATCCCATTACGGGCGCTTTGCTTGCTGTTCCTGGCGCGATTGCTGGATCTATTGCTGGTCGCACCCTGGGCAATTCTTCATTTCGTGCGGCTTCGGCTTTCGATGATCTACTTGCAAGAGCGCTCAAAGATCCTAGAGAAGCTCTCTCAGCCCTCGACGCTGCAAAGCCATCAGACATCGGCAGAGTTGTTAGCGAGGCTATATCTAAAACGGCTGCGGCTCAGGGTGCTAGGGAAGGAATCAAAGCGGTGATGCCTACCGCCCAAGGTGCGGCGGCGGCTTCTGATTCAGTAGGTCAACCTTCCGAGAAAGGCGATCAAGGCGATCCGCCAGGCGGTTCAAATACTGGAGCAAAACGAGAACAGCCAGCACCGCCAAAACAGCGGGAGTTTGAGCAGAGGCAATCGAGCCAATTAGGGCGGCAAGCCGATCAAGGTAGTCCATTCCTAGACCTTACCAGTTTTTTCGATCCTACTTCCAACGATCTTGGGAGCGTAGCTAAGGACCTGTTTTCCGAGGAGAATATGGGTAGGCCAGTGAAAGAGGTTGAGGCTGATATTGACCGCGATCCATATCTGTCGGCCTTGTACGAAACGGAAAGCGGGCGCAATCCTACCGCTAAGAATCCCAAATCATCCGCATCGGGCGGCTTTCAGTTCGTGAAAGCCACGGCCAAATCGTTAGGGCTAGACGATCCGATGGATCTAGACGCCTCGCTGGTGGCGGTTAAAAAGCTGACAGATGAGCACCGCGCCAAGTTTGGCGATGATCCATTTTTGCTCTACGCCGCTCACTATCTCGGATCTGGGCTTCTCTCGAAGGTGCTGAACGGATCAGCCCTCAGCAGAAAAGAGCAAGAGCTTGTGCGCGGGCTCAAAGAGCAGGCAATGCCGCGATTTAAGCGAATCTATCACAAGAACGCCGGGGGCATTGAAAACGTATGATCGCTACGGTCGATTCTATCCGCAAGATTCAGATCAATGGGCAAGTGTACCCTATCACCACTCAATACTTCGGCTTTGCGGTTGGAGCCGGGCAAACGATCCTGGCCGCCAACGCAACGCAACGGCACCGGGTATACGCAATGTCATTGCAAAGCAGCGGCGGTGCCGGAATATCTTTCGTGACCATCAAAACGGGCGCAACTTCACGTTTCGGGCTGTACCTGCCGCCCGCAACGGGCGGCTTCATGAATTTCATCCCATTCATTGAAGAAGGCTATTTTGAGACCGCAACTAATGAAGCTCTAACCATTGACGTAGTGACCGCCGCGGCGGTTATTAATTTAACGTACATTACCTACACACCATGAGGAGGTATGGGCACTGCTGCAAAGCTAAACGTCATTGGACTACTTGTGAGCGCGCTCGGGATGTTCGGCGCGTATTTTCTTTGGTCGGCGAATCGCTGGATCCAATATGTCGAAGCGCAAAGCGCGTCATTAGTTACGCAGCAACATCAGGTAATGTCGGCGCATGAGGTCATGGAAGCGCGCTTTGATATTCTGATGAGTGAGCTTAGGGAAGTGAAGGAAAGGCTAGGCCATATTGAGCAAAACCAAACGAGGGGGGATAGAAATGTTAGGTAGAATAATTAGTTTTTTGATTCATCTGGGACCGCTTAAGGGCTGGAAAGTGCTTCTAGGTGCGGTCCTGTCGCAACTAATCCTAGCGGGCGTAATACCACCGCCGTGGGTGCCAATTGCTGAGTTTGTGGCAGCGTGGCTTACCGGCCACGGGATATTATCAAAAGCAGCCGATAAGAGCGGCGCTATACCAGCACGCAGAAAAGCGGCCTGGGAAGTTAATTAGATAACTTGCCTTGGGGCGCCATCAGATCAACGGGCAGATCTTTGTCCGTCATCGCCACTGTTAAACTCTGCTCGTTAACATGATGGACGAACGCTCCAAGGCAATTTGCAACCCGTTTTTTGGGTTGAATAATGATCGATGTCAGGAGTTGATCGTCCCCAAAATAATCGATCCGCTTAACGCACATAATCTCAGCGCGCTGATCATCGTCGATAACCTCGATCATTTGCAGCCAATCGCCGATGACTTTCGCCATGTTGTGAGAATCCCACCGCGATCGCCTGCGCCCTAGCCGATCGTACCGCTCGCCCAGGATTGCGATAACGTGCACGGGCTCAGCGCCGAATCGTACTAGGGGCGCGATCAGGTTTGATTCTTGCTTAAAGAGCCAGGTCAGATCGTGAATCGCCTGCTGCGCTTTTGGCTCCTTAATCAATCGCCCCCGGCAAATGATGCGCCGATTCGTCACGCTCGGCAGAGCCGACAGATCGCCGCGCAGATCGATCCGAACGATTCGCGGTAGGGGGTTGATGGTTATGGTGAGGGGTTTCAAAGCTTGCCCCCTAAACTAGGAACCACAACGGCCATTGTTGGCAAATATCCATACTGCACAGAGTATGTAAGTTTCGGCGGTTCATTTAGAACGGGATCGCCGGGCATTGCGTACAAATCGATCTCTATGCGCTTGGTTGCGATCTGGCTTAATGCGAAGTCGTACCAGTTCCGCTTACCTCGCTTGCGCTGCCATGTTGCTTCGATACTTTGTTGTATTTGAGCTAAAAAGATAAAATCTTTCTGTTCTTTGATCGATAGATCGAGCCAACGTGCGGTGGCTACGGCGTTTCGTAGAAATTGTGGGGGTTTCAAAGATCCTCTTCAGTTTTCTTAATCACCAAACTGAGCCCCAGGTGAGAAACATCCGTAGTTATGATCAGGCCACCGTCGATGCGAATGGCTACGCAATTCTTGATACTGGTATCAAACCACGGCGTAATTCTCATATCGTGCCGTGCGCAAAGATCCTGCAACTCCGCCAGGGCTTTCAGCTCAGCCTCGTTTAACGCTCGCCCGTCGTTTGGATATCTACTCACTCCCCCACCTCCCACTCCTCGCCGCGATAGGTGATGGTTTCTTTGTCGTTCATGGTCGATCCTCCGGGTAATACTCGATGGCGCTTTGGTACTCGACGCCATCCCATAAATCCTGTGGAATGTTGTGATCGTAGTACGCTAGCTCATGGATGAACGCATAAAAGAAGATCTCTTCCATTCGATTTAAATACTCGGTAGACACCTTCATCACTACATTCGAGCTGTCACCCCCATAGTAAACCTCTGCCCCGGCTTCTATTAAAAACTTCATATACCGCGTCTGATTTGGGGTGTTCTGGCTTCGTTCGTAACCCGGACCAAAGTAGCGATCCATATAGAAATTTATTTCCATCTCAGCCTCAGACCTCCACCTCGGCTCTGGATAGCCGCAGAAAGCCGTAGCAAAAATACCGATCCTCGATTTCAGCTTTTGCTCTACAGCGGTAGGCCAGATCGCCAGACCTCTAGCATCTATTCCCATACTCACCTCCTATCAAACTATTCTAACGGCTCCCCGCTCCCCGCAGTCGGCGTCGGTGCTGGTAAACATCGATATTCGTTGCAGACGACTCCGGCCTGCTGTTCAAGCAAAACACGGATGCGGGTTAGTTCGCGGCAGGCGCAGGAACCTTGGGAGGCTTTAGCCTCTCGTGGTCCAAACATCGCCAGTATCGTGGCGAGGACGGTCGATAAGATCGCCGCGATTATGAGCCCAGAAACGAAATTGTTTAGTTTGTTCATACTCGATCCCTCGCTGCGAAATAACTATCTTTCCAACTCTCTTTTTCAATCATCATTCCGTGGAGACAAAAACAAAGCTCCTCTTTGGTCAGATCCTGCACTCGCTTGCCGTACATCATGCTCTGCATGAATTCTACAAACGCATCGCCTTGTATCCACGCCCGCACCATCTCGCCCAGCATTTTCTCATCAGTCATAGCAGCCGATCGACCTCCTTCCGCTTCATTGCGATCAGATCCTCGCACGCTTCAGCCAAATTAAGATTGTGCTGGCGATGCGTGGCGATCTCTTTCTCATCCCTGACATACACCCCGCCATTGATCCCCGTACCGCGTGGCCCTCGCTCAGCTCTGCGGCGCATGTCAGCGGCGCGATCTTCCAGCTCGGGGATGTCTAGCTCTATGGCGAATCGTGTTAGTGTCATTTTGATCCCTCGAAATTCATAACCTGTTGGCTCAATCGCTTGGCTGCGATCTCGCAGTATTTTTCGCTTAGCTCGATTCCGATTGCTTTGCGGTTGAGATTCTTCGCAGCGACTAGGGTTGTGCCGCTGCCCATGAAGGGGTCTAGGATTGTATCGCCGGGCATTGTCATGTGCGCCAGGAATCGCGCTACCAACGCCAAAGGCTTTTCGTTTGGATGTACGCGATCGGTTGGTGCTGGCTCCGACAGAACGTTCCTAAGCGCTCCGATCTCGTCATTCCACCGCAGGGAGCCGCTGCTGCGGTGTGCCACCATGATCATTTCGTGCTGTCGCCTGAATCGCCAGCCGATGCCGGGGTTTTTCTTATCCCAAATCACGCTATGGAAAAAACTAAGACCGCCCTCATCCATTCGTTGTGCGAGCCAGGCAAATGTGGGCGATGGCCCGCCGCCGCCGCAGCAGCAGCAGCAGCAAGAATCGCGCCGTAGCAAGCGGGCGGCCTGAGTCAACATATAATCTACTACAGCACGCATTGACTCTTGGTCATCATTTGCGATCGGGCTTTGAGTTGTGCCGATGCCGTCGCCCATAATTTCTGAACGTTTAGAAAGAAAGTCACCGTCGGCATTCTTGTGTCCGTAGGGCGGATCGGTCCAAATGCAGTCAATTGATTCATCGGGCAACGCAATAAGGATCTCGCGGCAATCGCCGTGGTAAATCGTTGTGCCAGCCTCCTCAAAATACGGCTTCACGCTGCCACCCCCTTGATCGTTCTGAATTCAAATAATTCCGCGTGCTGCGGATACTTCGCCGCAAACACCCGCGCATAATATGCCGTGTATGAATTGCACACCTTAAACTCCTCACCCCGCTCGATCTCAGTCTCCCACCGCACGCGCTCCATGATTGCCTTCGCGCCGATCGCCCTACGGCGGGAGCAGGCATCAAGCGTGAAGCGCTCAAATTGTCGCCATACTTCCGGGTTGGCTTTGTGGTATTCACAAAAGCGCCGCCATGTTTCTGGCGGGACATCGCCGGGTCTTGCTATGCTCATTCGTTGAACGTCGGCTCATGGCCGATCGCCTTCTTTTGTTCGTAGCCAATCGCGGCCTGCTTGGACGCCTTCTTTGCTTGCGGGAAAATCATTTTGGGTTTGACCCTGAATAAAACCTTATCAAATCGATCGCTCTGCCATTTCAACAGGTGCGGGTTCTGAACCTCCCAGTAGCTGATCTTCGTGCGGCCCTCGACGCGCGCTGCGCTGTACCGCTTGAACCATTCCGCCTCAAACTGCGCCTGCGATTCAATCGGCGGCGCTTCGCTGACAGGGGTTAGGTCTGGAAATAGCTGCTTTAGGTCGTCGGTGGTCGTAGTTTGTTGCCTGAAATCGTTCATGGGTGGCTAAGCTCCTTAGCGATGTTTCGAGTCATGCGAGCAACTGCCGCCCGCGTGTTTGCCGCGTCTTGCAGTTTCCAGCTTGATAGGTGGTTGTAGGCTTTGAAGCTCTCGATCGGCCTGCCTTGGTCGATGTGGGCTTGCGCTGCGGCCTGCGTGTTCTTTAACGCGTCGTAGAACAGCGGGATCGATTGATCGCGGCCTGCGGTGTCGTCGTAAAGCTTCCAAAGCTCCACAAGCTGTTGCGGCGTTAACCAAACATGCTCAGCGTTCCGACACGGACGTTTGCCAGATCCGATGTACAGGTTGTGACTTTCCCAGGGCTCAGGCGGATCGCCGGGCACCTTCAAAACCTTATCGACGTGCTTGCGGTAGACTGCGTAGGGGTCGGGCGGCGGCTCGGGCGTTACAGGCTTCGGTGTAACGCTCTCAGATTTGATTTGATTAGATTTGATCTGATTAGAATAGATTAGATTAGAGGTGTAACGCTGAGGCTCAGGCGTTACACTTTTTTGTGTAACGCTCTGGGGCGGCGTTACACTTGGATCTGTAACGCTCCTGTAACGCGTTACACGGTCGCGCGTAACGCTCCGTTTTGCGTCAATCTGCTGCATCCTTGTTTTGAGCGATGCCGAATAAAATACAACGCCGTCGGAAATTAGCAGATCAAGCGAGGTGAAGTACTCGATATAGGCTTTCAAGGTATCGGCCTTCTGCCCCCACTTGAGCGCCAGCCCCGGCAATATCGACACCTTCAGCTCGTGCGAGCTTTCTCGCGCCAGCGCTTCGATCAGCAGAAAGTAAACGCCGTAACCCTCAGCGCCCTTTTCGGCCAGCACGGTGGCCAGCTTGGGATCTGCGTGTGCATCGCAATCGTGGCGAAACCAGGTGCTCATGCTACCAGCCCCCAAACCGCAGCAAATACAGCCATGACCACGCCAGCGCTGAGCATAAACAGCGCCAGCAGGATCGCGCCCTTGATCCAAGGCCAGATCGCCTCAATCTTTTGTGCGTGAACTAGCTCGCCGTGCGGATCTCTCCAGTGACGAGCGCGAATGATTGTGTTAAGTGAATTGTATCGGTTCATGAATCCCTCGAAGATTCATGCCGCTAGGAGCGCCTTAGAGCTTATCACTCAAGGCGCTTCACTTTTTTCCGTCTGTCTCTTCCGCCGTTAGTTAGTTCTGGTGAACTAGCGAGGGGCAGAAAAAAAACAGCCGAGCGGCATTATTGTTCTTTTCCTCTACACCCGCCGCGTTTGGGCGGCAATATAAAAAACGCTATTTAGGCTCGAAAATCTTCCTGTGCAGCTCTTCAATGGCCCGGCAAATAATACGGCTTTTGTTTTCCCCATACTTCTTGACGAGCTCAGCAAGTAGCTTTCGCACATGCCTTGATGCCCTAAAGGTCTCAGGGTTTTCTTTATCTGTTGCCATACATAATTATCCATAAGCGATCCCCCCAAAACCTAATAAAAGCACCTACTCGCGAGCCTCGTAACCTACTGCGGCTGACTCGCCCCAGAATTGCACGCGGCCAAAGATCCACAGTGACAGCGCACCGCTCAGCATGAGCGTATATACAAGCCACCACCATAGCTTCGACAGCGTGAAAAAGCGCTCCCGCTCAATTTCACTTGTCATAGCCACCTCCGCGAACAGCTACAGGCGGGCAGTCGACAAACCAGCACTTTAACGGCTTTGTACTATCCCGCCGCGTGGCCTGGCTTTCTTGCCTCTCGTCCACCCGGTACAGGCCAGCCCTTCCGCCGATCTCCATTCCTGCGCAGCCAGTCAAAAGACTGGCCATCGCAAAGCTACCAGACATTACATACGCCGTGCGGCGTGTTTTCAATTTGCGCATAAAACCCCCGAAAACCTCGGCGAAATTGCCGAGAGTGAGCCACCCCCACAGGGATGGCCGAACTCTCTACACCTCCGCTGTCAGCTTAATCTCGGCCGGAGTATCCCAGTTACAGGCATCGCTCTCATCCTCGCATCCCTTGCCGGAGCGGTCGTAGGGGTGCCAGATAACCATGTACTCATTGCCGTCGTCATCGACTGCGGCGGCCTTATATACGGCGTTGCCGTACTTCCCAGTTAGATATGCTTGCTGCGTTAGTGTAATTTGTTTGCCGTTGTAAGTGTATTTATTCATAACCATCCATCTAATATGCCCCCTCTCGGGGGCTTTGTTTATCTATAATGCTTTAATTGTGCGGCCTTCAAACGGCGAGCCCTTTACGGCGCTTCCAGAGATTACGATTGATCGTCTTACATCGCCGAACACCACAATCGGCGATTCCAAATTAATGTAAACGTGAACCATAATATCGCTCGATTCGGTTTTTCTAACCGTTCCAACATAGGACACGCCGAAATATTCTCCGGTTACTTGCTGCCATTCTTTGCAATTCCATAAGTTCATAACCATCTCCCTAATGTGTTACCTTTGTAATACAGATGAGATGCGCGCGCAACAAAAAAAGACGCAAAAAGTGAAAGATTTAATGTAGTGGGGTTAGGGGGTTATGCAGAAATAAAAAAACCTGTCTCAGCTTTGGTCGGCATGGACAGGTCTTAACTAGTTTCGCTGCACCCATCTTTCGATGGAACAACGGACTCGGAATCTCTATATCAGATTAAAATCTTATTCGCCAGGCAATATTATCCGCCAGCGCTTTGCGCCGCTTATCGTATGCCGACACCATGCCGGGGCTTTTGTGTCTTAGAGCTCGCTGCACCTCATCCGATGCCGCGCCAGCTTCCAGCAGGGCGGTTGCAAACGTGGCCCGCGCTGCGTGGCAGCTCACACGAGGATCGAGCTCAAGGCGCTTGGCGTACAACTTCCACAGTTTCCATAGTGCCGATGTGGTCATGCGGTGATGTAAATTGCCGAACGAACAAAAAAGCGGATCGCCGTCCTTCGCCCCCTGCCCTGCCCGCTCCGTGATTAGCTTTGATAGGTGGCGCCATACCCAGATCGGCACGGGCTGCTCCTGCTCGATTCCGGCTTTGGTATCGACTAACCGCAAATATCGGCAGCCCTCAACCGACACGCGCACATCATCGCAATTGAGCCGCACTACTTCAGATCGCCGCAGCCCGCACCCGAACATGATCGCGAAAATCGCCCGATCTCTCACGGTATTCCACGGCCTGCCCGCTTTGACCTTGAGCAGGCGCCGCACATCGCGAGCGCTGAGCCTTTGGGTGGGTCTGACTTGCTGAGCTTTGCGGGCGCTCAAGAATCGCGCAACCTGGGCGAAAATATTCGCGGGCGCTTCGCCCATATCAAGGAGCACGCCGTACAGCGTGCGTAGAATGTTGAGCTTTTTTCGGCGGGTATTGTCCGCGCAATTTAAGCCGCTTAAATATGCGGCTGCATGTTTAGCGGTGGCAGTGAGCGGATCGGGACAGTGCTCGATCCACTCATGCCACACTTGTAGATATGTTTTTTGGGTCGCTGGCGCCTTGTTTGCGCAGTAAAGCGAGATCGTGGTGCTCATATTTTTGGTTCTCGCTCATGCGCTTTGTTTGTTTCTTAGAAAAATTCTATTCAATCGATAAATTCATTCGACGTTCAAGCTTCGCGCCTGGTATCCATTCGCCGGGCTTCGCTTCTTTAAGCGCCTTTTTTAGAGCGGTTTTGTCCGGTTCGCGTGTAACTTTTTCGCGCCAGTACTCAGGCGGAACGTCTAGGATGTTGGTAACCTCCACCCGCTCGGACTGCCGCCACCGCATCGCAACTTCAGGGCATTCAAATTTTTCGCCCTCGGGTAGGCTCATCTGAATGTATGCCCGCAGGTGCTCGGCTTGCCGTTCAAGCCGCTCAGCGCGGCTCTTGAGCTTATCAGCTTGCGCGTGCACGGCTTCGGCGCTCGCTTTAAGCGATTTATACGCCACCCCCGCGTTGCGTAATTTTTCTACGAAATTGCTTGAGGCTTGATCTAAACGCTCATTCGCATCAAGCGGCCACTCGCCAGTCTCCTCGGCTTCGGCGTGTAGCGCTTCTATGGCGCGCCAAAATTCTTTTGAGCACTCTAATAAATTCATGCTGCCACCTCTGCCGTTTCGGGCATATTGACGAGGTATTCTTTCGCGTTATCCAAGGCGATCGGTTTCATGGTGTGATAGGTGCGGGTTTCTTGGCTTGCGTAAAATCCGTCCTTTTTCATGAGCCCTACGATCAATTTCTTGGTGTTTTCTTCGCAGTCGCTGAGATCGTATTCGTAGGTTTTACCCTCTGCGGCGGCTTGTTTGATCGTAGCTGAAACGTCAACTAGTTGCGCTGGCGCATCAGCTACGGCGCGCTCCTGGCGGGGCTGATCTTCAAGCTCGGCCTCATCCAGCCAGCCTAAGCCGCAGATTGATAGGGTCACGCGGCGCTTTGCTTTTGTCTCTGCCTTCATGAGCGCATTCGCCATCGCTTCGCCCCGTGCGCTGCCGATTGCTACAACTCCGATCGCTTCATCGGTGCGGCCATCTGGCGTAGACGCCTGCGCCGTCACGATATAGCAATCCTCAGCTTTCTCACGGCTCTTGATTATTACGCTGACTTTACGGAGCGCCCTCAATTGGTCGGTGCAATCGCGGCGGGCGTAAAGGGTTAGCTTGCTATTTAGCGTTATATATTCAAAAGGTTTTGTAAGCGGGTTTAGCCCAAGGCTTTCGCAGACGCGGTTATAATATACGACGCGCTGCTCGCTGCTCAGCTTGCTAAGATCGCCGCCGATTAAGGCGGCTTCTACGGCTTGCGGTACTTCATTCATAACTATTTTCCTCCAATTACGTTATAAAAATAATCTTTCTCCATTTCGCGGCGCTCCTTGGCCCATGCCTCAGATTCAGCGCTGCACTTCTCGCAGTTCCCCCACTCGTCACGCGTTTCGGTTAAGCCGTTGCAGTGGTCGCAAAACCGCCATCCGCACGATTCGGCGATCTGCCGGGCGTAGTCTGTGGTCTGGCCCTCCTCGAGCTCGATTGATTCGAGCAGTTCGGCCAGGCGGCAGAGCTCAGAGTGTAGGTACTGGCCTTGCTCTAGGCGGCTTAATTTTTGGAATTGATCTCGCTTCATATTGTAACCTATCGAATAATCTTATAGACTACATCCTATGCACTGCATCATATAGTAGTTCGATGCCAGTGTAAAGGTTTACAGTGCATCAAATTAACTATGGCCATAAATTTACCCCCGCGCGAAATCAGACACATGCACTTACCAAAATGGGTCAGAACAAAACGCGGCTGGTCAGTCACAAGAATGGCGAAGGAAATGGGGATGCAGGTCACCCATTACAAAACCTTCGAAACAGAGGGGAAATCCTACGCACCCGCTCGCCTGGAGCGGCTTTACGAGCTTAGCGGGGAAACCCTCGAACGGTTTTGGAGCGAATTCAGAAAGGACGCGAAAAACGTCCAGCGCAATCAACGAAAGGACGCAATTAACCCGCGGGGAATCGATTGATAATCCCCAGCGTCCAAATACCCATGCGATCAATGCAGGTTTTGATCCCGGCCGTTGCTTGTGAGTGGGCGGCCGGTGATACCCCGGAAGAACGGTTAATAAAGGCGGTAATTCTCCGCGCCCTTCATGACGCCGCATCCGGTCACGCTGAGGCGGTGCGCTGGCTTTTCAATACGCCGATCAATCAAAACCAACCGCCGTTTAGTTTCGGCTGGTGCTGCTACGCAATTTTTGCAGACCCCGTTACAACGGGAAACCGCATAAGATCACAATACAAGCTGCCTGATATGACCACGCGGTGGAAGCCTAACATGCGCCGCCGCGTTGAATATGGGCGCGCGAGGGCTTAAAGTAAAGCAGTCTAATAAATTCAGTGCTTTGCTGGACAGTACGATGGCCAAAATTCAGAAGGGCGAAATCCGAAACCCTGCCGGAATGACCAAAGAACAGGGCCGCAAAACGGCTATGGCGCGCGATCTACTGCTGCCCCTAGTCCCGGACTCTGTTGAGTTAATTAAGCTCGCTATAAGCCAAGCTCGCGAGAATCCGCGGCAAATGATGGAAGGTCTTAAAGCCGCTCAACAGGTGCTTGATCGCGTGTACGGCAAGCCTCAGCAAAACGTAGAGCTGTCCGGCAAGATTGAAAGTGTAGCGGTGATCATCGGTGAAAAAACAAAGTGACCGCCATAGAGCTTCGCCTTGATTTATGGCCGCGCCAGCTTCGCGCCCTCACAACGCCAGCGCGGGAGCTAATTTTTGGGGGTGCGAGCGAAGGTGGGAAGTCCCATTTCGTGCGGGTGGCGCTCACGACTTGGTGTCTGGGCATCCCTAATCTTCAATGCGTTTTAATTCGCAAGCGTTATAAAGACATCTGGGCGAATCATGTGGAAGGGCCGACCGGCTTTAAGCGCCTATTAGAGCCGCTCGTCAGTGGCGGCCAGGTGTCGATTACCAAGGACGGGGTCGCGTTTTGGAACGGGTCAAACATCCAATTTCAGCATTGCCAAGATGAGCGGCAATTTGATTCTGCTCAGGGTGTAGAAAAGCACGTCCTTGTAATTGATGAGGCTACGCAGATTCCAGAGCGCCTAATCCGATTCTTCCGCGCCTGGGTGCGTATGCCTGCCGAAATGAAAGAGGCGCTGCCCGAATGGGCTCGGGGTAAATTCCCGCGAATTATTTACACTGCAAACCCGATCGGCGTTTCGGTGCCATTTTTCCGCCGTAACTTTGTTGACCTGCTGCCGAATGAGGAAATTCGGCTAGTCGATGGATTCGAGCGCCAGTACATACCGAGCCTTTACACTGACAATCCGAGCGTCGATCCCGTGGAGCACGCGGGGCGGCTTTCTGGTATCGGCGATGCCGCGATCGCAGCGGCGCTTGATACTGGCGATTGGTCTCAGCTCATTGGCGAATTCTTCCCAGAATACGAGGACTCGATCCATGCTGTAGATGACTTTATCCCACCTCAACACTGGTACAGATTCAGAACGTTCGACTGGGGCAGCGCTGAGCCGTTTTGTGTTCACTGGTGGGCGGTATCTGATGGTGAGCCATTCCGCGATAGCCAGAGGCGGGAGCGGTGGTATCCGCGCGGCGCTCTGGTTTGCTACTTCGAATGGTACGGGTGCGATCCAGAGGAGCCAGCTAAGGGAATCAGGATGCGGAACGAAGAGATCGCTTCCGGCATTATTGCGCGATCTGAGCCGAATCACCGCGATCTGATAACCCTGACCGATTCGCTCCCATTCCAGGATCGTGGCGGCGAAGGTATCGACATAACTTTTTTGAAAAATGGCGTGCCGCTTACGCGCGGCGATACTTCGCGAGTAGTTGGCTGGTCACAAGTTCGCTCGCGTTTGATTGGTATTAAAACAACAGAGGGTGAGCGCGCGCCGATGATTTATTTCTGCAAGCGCTGCAAAGCCGCCCGCGATTACATCCCCGCAATTCCCCGCCATCCAAGCGAATCAAAAAAAGAGGACGCCGCTGAGCACGGGGAGACAACGCACGCGCCCGACTCGGTGCGCCTGGCGTGCATGGCTCATACAGATTCAGTGATACGCGAGAGACTGATACCTATGCAGTCCAGGGTAGATCGTGCGATAAAGGAAGCGCGCCCGACCGTCAATAAACTGCTTAAACGTGCCGGATATGCCCAACTTAACAATTGAGGAAGCCAAGGCATTTATAGAAGATGCCAAAAAAGCGCGGCGGGACTGGCTTACCGTAGCCGATCGATCCTGGAACGAAATTAAGAGAAAGCAGAGAAACACGCGGCTATTTTCCAACACGCCGAACAGCTCGCGCCGCCGTCAAAAATATCCGCTTTGGTGGTCAATATTCAAAATACGCCAGCCGCTTATCCTTTCGCGGGTGGGTATTCCAATCGGCAAGGACACAACCCAGGACGGCTCCGACAATATCGGCGCCACGGCGGCGCTTTGCTATGAGCGGCTGGCGATAAATCTCGCTAAGACGTTCGACTTTTTTGACGTAATGTCGGCAGTGCGCGATGACGGGATCGCAACTAACTTTGGCCAGGTGCGCGCCTACTACGAGCGCGATGAGGTGCGGGAGCCTGTGCGGGAGCGAATCACACCCCAGCAGGATGAGGAAACAGGCGAGATCGCGTTTTATGATTCCTTCGGTAACGTGGTTATCACTGATGAAATTGGCCAGGATGATGAAGGCTATTTCATCGAAACTGATGAGCTAATAGACGTTGAGAACGAAAAGATCTGCCTTGAGCCTGTACTATACAAAGATATTTTGATCGATCCCGATGTTCGCCGATGGGAGCGGGTAAAGCGGATCGCGTTTTGTGAGCACTATTCGGAACGGCAATTCGCTGAGGTATTCGGCCGCGCTGCTCTATCCACTCTGCCATCCGATAGTGACGATAAGTCAAATTCCGATGAGTCGGCAAAAAAAGCGCCAGCAATCAAGGTCTGGGAGTATTGGGATCTCTATGAGGGTGAGTGTTATTGGTTCGCTGATGAGGGGCAGGGCTTCATCAAACCCAAGGAGTACCCGGGCAAGGATGATGAGGACTACGCGGAAGATCTGAAAGAGAAGCGCGGCCCCTATGACTTGGATAGCTTCTTTCCCTGCCCTCCCCCGTTCGTTCTGAACAAACCCACTGACGATTTCTGGCCCGTTCCCGAATTCGCTCAGCTTGAAGATCTGATCGATGACATTCATCAGATCTTTACGCGCATGGTGTCTGTGACGAAAGCGATCCGCGTGCGCTTGCTGTTCGATAATAACGTGAACGGATTGCAAGAGGCGCTTAACGAGCTTTCTGAGGCTGACGCGATCGGGGTGCCGAATCTGGCGCAATCGCTCGCCAATGCCGGGGGTACGCTTGATGCTGTAGTGCAATTCATTCCGGTCGAGCAGCTCATCAACGGGCTCAATCAGCTTTACGGCGCTTTAGAGCAGCGGCTCAATGTTTGCTACAAACTGACCGGGACTAGCGACCTGCTCCAGGGTTTTGTTACAGATCAAACCGATCGCACCTTTGGCGAGCGCCAATTGCAAGAGAAATACGCGCTCAATCAGATCAGCGAAGCACAAGCGAAAATGCAAGAGTTCGTGCGGGCATCCTACGAACTCATCTGCCAGATGGCGTTGCGCAACTTCAAGGACGCAAGTTTAGAGCAGTACATACTACCCCGCACCCTTCCGCCGGATCATCAGCCGCGCTACCAGGCAGCGCTAGATCTGCTCAAGAGCAAAACCAAGCGCTTTAGAATTGAGCTAGAAACCGATTCAACGATTGCGCTTAATGAAGAGTATGACAAGGCGCGCCGTTTGGAGCTGGTAAACACAATGACGGCGGCCATTGAAAAGGTGGCGTCTATCGCCCAGAGTTCGCCCAAATTGGTGGTAGTTGAGCTGCACGCCCTGAAATTCCTGATCCAAGGATTCCGTCAGGGCAAGATGTTCCAAAACGAAATTACCGCGGCGATCGATCAGGTAATCGAAGCGGCGAAAACAGCGGAAGCGCCATTCAATAAGGATGAAACCGCCGCGCAATTGAAGCGCGAAGAATTGCAGATCCAGCAGGCGATTCAGCAGTACAAGATCCAAAGCGATGAGCGGCTAGAGGTTGCCAAGCTCAATCAGGCTCAAGGCATGGAGTCAATGAGGGTACAGCTTGAGCAGTTTAAGCTGAATCAGGACGCCGCCGCCGCTCAAATCCAACAGCAGCTAGAAGCATATAAGGTGCAATCGCAATCAGCAGAGGCATCGGCTGAGCTACAGCTAGGCTATGAGAAGCTTAAATCGGAAATGGCAGCTCAACAGCAGATGTTACAGCTTAGGTCTGACGAGCTGATCTTACAACTCAGGAAGCTCACTGATGAGCGTGATGCTACGCAATTCCAGCAAATGCTAGACGCCCGGGTGGCGGAATACGAAATGCAACTGCGAGCCGCTCAGCAGCAACTAGACGCCGTGCGCTCAGATCTGGACATCAAAGAACGGGTAATGACTGAGCAGCGCCTACAAGCTGAGCACCAACTTGAACAGCTTCGCGCGTCGCTTGAATTGCAAGGCGCCAGGATCGGCCAGATCTCAAGCACTCCAGCAGCGCCGCCGGTCGTTAACGTGACACTACCTACCCCGGTAGTTAAGCGCCGGTTGAAGGTAGCGCGGGACGAAAGCGGCCTCGCGACCGACTATGTTATTGAGGACACGCGGGAAGGATGACGGCTCAAAAAGTAGCTAACAATCCGTTAGGATCTTATCCGGTTGACGTTGATCGCCAGGCTGATGGCAGCACGCGGCAAGCGGTGGCGATCGATATAGGCGCGGTGTCTGGCGATGAGTACACGCCCTCAAGAGTGTCGGCATCTAATCCGCTGCCGACTACGCTAAGCGGAACGATCCCCCTTCCCACCGGTGCGGCAACATCAGCAAATCAACTGTCGGAAATTGCGCAGCTTGCCGACATTGCGTCTAAGTGGGAGGTCTGGCTAGACGACTTTTCCACGCCTCGCCCGCTTATGACTGCGGGGATGGAAGCCGCTGATAATTTGACTGTAAATCCGATAAAGTCGGACGACTGGGTCGGTGGTTTTGGTAATGGGCTGCTGACATCAGCAATGTTGCGAGACGGGGCAGGCAACGCGCTCACCTCCTCGACCTCTACCCCATCTGGCTCTGAGCGCGGTTTGCATATTCGCCAGGTTGGCAATGCTTCGGTGGTGCCTGGCGCCATAGCATCAACCGCGGGAACGATAACAACAGTTTCTGCTGGCGGTGTCAGTTTGGCGCTGAATGGCGCGAATGGATGCACATTAATTATCAGCGGTACCTACACTTCGTTTTCTGCCAACCTGCAAGTTTCCTACGATAACGAGGTTAACTACTTTGCGATTCAAGGCACGCGGCTAGATTCCAACACCGTCGAAAGTGCTACCGGCACCATTTCGAGCACTTCGCGCGGCTGGAAGATTTACGCACCGGGCGCAACGCACATAAGAATTAACAGGGCCGCGCTCTCTTCTGGTACTGTGAACGTGGGCATCTATGCTGCCACCTTTGGGGCTGAGCCTGCGCCGGGTGTAGGCACTCACGCAGTCACGCTAACGAGCACAACGATCACAAGCGAAGTACCTGGCACTGGGGCCACCAACTTAGGCAAGGCGATTGATTCCGTCGTGGGCGCTACTGACACGGGTGTCGCTGCACTTATGCAGCGGGTAGACGCACCTGGTACTCTCACCCCTGCGAGTAATGATTATGCGGTTCCGCGCCTCGATTCGCTCGGTCGGCAATGGGTACAGGTAGGCGCGGGGGTAATCAATTGCCAGGATGGAAATGGCAATAAACTGATCCAGCAAACAACAGCGCAGGGAATTAGCGATAGTGGGCTTTTGGTTCGACCCATTCCGTTTCAATCGACTACAACGAATCCCACGAAATCATCTGCAACGATAACGAGCGTAAATTCTAATCCGATCGTGGCAGATTCAACGCGCACAATGCTCTGGCTGTGGAATCTAAGTTCTACAACTGACATCTATATAGCATTCGGCACCGCAGCCGCTACGACTACCGCGTTTACTACAATTCTCAGAGCAGGCACTGAGTTAATACTAATGGGCGATGCGATCCCAACGTGCGCGATCAACGCAATTACTTCTAGCGGCAGTGCTACTCTCCTTTGGACGGAATGGCCATGATTTACAAAACGCCAATTCCTCACGTTACTGGCCCTATCACCGGGTCGACCTCTGGCGATCTACTCTTCAGCTACGGCGGGCGCTTACAGAATACCAATAATGGAGTTGGTGAGGCGTATTTTGATGCCGACTTCAACGGCACACTGATCGCTGGTGCTAACGCGGCGTCGTTTTCTGACTCTAGCAACCTGTCGGCGTTTCTTGCCGTGAGCTATCCCGGCTTTCAGGCCAAATCAGACTGCGGTTTCTTTTCACAATTTTCGACGCTGGTGGATGCTGAATTACTGAACCTTTTCAGCGATCAAATGTACATCGGCAGTTATTTCGATTCTGCGGGATCGAACACCGGCATCATTACTACCTACCGCTCTGGCTTTGGAAACGAGGGGCGAGGAACGTGGTTCTGTTGGGATGCGGAATATGCGTTCAACACGCTCGCATCCGAAATGCCGATGGGGCATTGCTTCTACATTAAAGGCGATACCGACACGACTACAAAGCCAGTTTTCCGCGCTCAGGCTTTAGCCGGTGGCACGCCAGTTATGCGGCTCGGCACGACCGCAACGGGCGCAATCCTAGAAGAAACAATCCAGAATTACGTCGCCACTACAAACGCAACGCCTACAACGATTCACACGTTTGCCGCCGATGCAAACACAACGATGTATATTGAGGCGGTGGTAGTAAATCGCCGCACGGGTGGCGTATCTGGGACAGCTAATGACGGCGCGGCATACAAGAGGATCTCAGCTTGGAAAAATATCGGCGGGACCGCCACCCAGATCGGCGCTACTAGTAACGACTTCACCGCTGAAGATATCCCCGGGTATGACGTAACGTTCGCGGGGAGCGGTGCTAACGTGCTTTTGCAAGTCACGGGAGCAGCCACTACCAATATCGCGTGGCACATGACCGCCAAAGTCATGAAGGTAACAAGTTAAGGAGAAAAATATGGCAGCAGGTACAGTCGTAAAAATCAGTGCTACAGAATTTGAGCTGACGCAAACTCTATCGGTTCCTGGTGGTGTCGTGACAAGAACGATCCCGCTGACGCTTGCACAAGCTAGATCGCGCCGTGCGAATCTCGCACGCGAGCAGGCTCGGGTAGCGGCTCAGCTTGATGCAATCGCTGCAAAGATTGCAGATGCCGACGCTGAGATTCAGGACGCGATTGATCAGGGAGTTCAGGAATAATGATCTTTGGACTCGACACGCTCGGCCTAGCTCAATTCGACGCCAAAGCTATCGCAGCCCTTCCCAAGGGCGCGGCGCTATCGGCGTTTGCTCTGACGTTTGGCGATGCGGAAAAGGCAGTCCGTAAGGCGTGCCAAGTAGCAAAGCCGGTCGCGTTTAAGATCCAACTACTTTGGAGCGATTCGCACGATTTTGGGGACGCCGATATCCCAAAGATCGCTCAGCTCGCCCGGAAATATGAGGCGGTGGCCAAGGCGTTTCCCAAGATCAAATTCTACCTTTCTCCATTTTGCGAGCATAAGATCAAGGCGCCTGATAAATATCTCGACATCGTAGCCAAGGAAGCGCCATCATGCGTGCCGCTTAATACCCCTTGGACGGGTGGAATAAGCAAGAAGTATCTAAACGAGGTACACGGCGATCATGCTGCGCCGCGTGGCAAATATTGCTACAGCTTTGACGGCACTAGCTCAGTCGATGCCAACGTGAGCGCGTTTAAGCGGAAGCATAAGAAAGCTGAAATCTTTTGGTTCTGGCACCCGGCATTTAACGGGCGGAAGAACAGCAGCGATCCAACGCCCCGCCCCGATCGTGAGGCATGGCCTACCCCCGATCTGATTAAATCCGTTTGGTACCTACGCCGCAACAAAGGCAAAACAAAGCTGCCGAAAAATTACCTCTGGAAATCGCACGCAGATCGGCACGAAACCCCGCCAGAGCCTCGCGCATATAAGCCGGTCGCCATAATCCCAGTGGAGGCGCCGCAGATTGAGCTGGTGAAGGGCGGAAGAGTAATAGCTAAGCTCCCCTACTACGGCATGTTCGCCGATGGGCGTCATCGATACTATGCGCCCGACTTTGGCTATGTCTTGAGCATCAAGGCGGGCCATGAGCCTGTAGGGTTGAGGGTAAAGGGCAAGATCGTGGGCGTGATTAATCCGGCTTTCAGAGATGGGGAGTTCAGAGACTAAACGTGACGATCCTTTACTACCTCAAGCCGTCGCTGTGGATGCCACCAAGCGGGCCGGGCGAGTCGGCATGGGATGAAAAGGATCGCGCTGAGCTGGAAAGGATAAAGAAGATCATTAAAGAAGAAGACGATGACTTCTATTTACTAATGATGCTTCTAGGAATCGATGAGGTGATCGATGGGTAAGGTTTACCATTACGATAAAGCGCTGGGGAAAGTAGTTGAGGGCTACCCAGTGCCTCAGCATGACTACTTTGGTGATGCTCCAATCTTCATTAGCGACACGATCCAGCCATACCGACACCCGGCCACCGGCCAGTGGACGGACTCGCGATCTACACTGCGAGCTATCGATAAGGCCACCGGAACGATCACAACCGATAAGAAACTAGCGCCAGACAGCTCAAAGGCGCGCCGTGAGGAAGAGAGGCGCCGCCAGGATTGGAAGCGCTGCATGCGGGAAGCCGTGCGCATGGTTGATGACGGCACTGCGCCGATGTCGGAAGAAACGAAAGCTCTTTGCCGTCGCCAGAATGAAATAATTTCCGCCGCCACCGGAATGGACGCCTTCAATGTTGCAGGGAGGAAAAGAGATGCAAGAGGAAAACGCTACAGAAAATAAACAGGAATCCGCTGAGCCAGTAGAATCAACGGAAGGGCTCGGGCTTCGCGAGTCCCTGGAGGCGGCGATCGAACAGATCGAAGCACCCAAGGACGCGCCAGAGAAGCAGGAAGCGCCAGCCAAGCAGGAGCCAGAAAAGCCAGCAGAGCCAGCGCTTGCGGCTCCAGGCGAGTGGACCGCTGAGGAAAAAGCCGACTTCGCCCAGCTATCCCGCAAGCAACAGGAGGCAGCGCTACGCCTACACAAGAGTCGCGCTCAGCGTTTGAATGACATCAAAACAGCCGCCGCCGAATACAATCACCTGAAAGAGCTTGCAAATGACGTTAATCCGTATCTGCAAAGCATGGGGGTCAAGGATTCTCCAACCGTCGCCATACAAAAGGCGGTAAAGCTCTGGAAGGAATTGAAAGAGTCGGATCCTAAACAGGCTGCCGCCGCATATCTTCGATCGCGTGGAATTGAGCCACCCGCAGAGCTGATCGAAACCGGCAAGCAGGGCGCGGCGGAATTGCCCGCAGAAGTCACCGCTAGACTACAAGCCGTCGACGCGCTTATCATGGAGCAGCAGCAACAAAAGCTGGCAAGCGCACGGCAGAACCTGTCATCCGCTTGGACCAATTTTGAAGCTCAAAAAAATGCGGCTGGTACAGCGAAATACCCCGATCTGAATGAATCCGAATCGGGTCTCGCGCTCGCCAGCAATATAGGCACCTTGGTTTCTGGGAATTCCGATTTATCTCGGCAATTCCTGGCCAATTTGCAGGCGCGCATCCCGAACCTCACTGTAGATCGAGTGCTTGAAGAAGCATATCGATTCTACGGCGGCAAGGTTGACGACAGCCCAGCAGCTACCAAGTCCCAGAGCACGCAACAGCACTTAATTCAATCAAAGCGCGCAGCGGCGCCCGTTCCAGGTCGTGCACCTTCATCGTCACGATCTGAGCCTGTGAAGCGGTTCAAAACGTACCGCGAAGCAGCAGAGGCGGCGCTACGGCAGTTGCATAACGAGTAGCCCCGATCGTTTTGCGTGTGGCTACTCCTCAATGGGGGCCACATGGCTGGATTATCAGAAATTCAATCCGTTGCATGGGAGCAGCGGGAAAAGAAAGTATCAGATGCAGTAACAGACAATAACCCGCTTCTCTTCATGTTGAAGAAGAAGGGGAATGTCAAAACCATTAGCGGCGGCCGCGAAATCTGGGAAGATATTCGATACGCTCAGAACAGCTACGTTCAGCGCATCGATGCGACTGAAGAGATCGCGATCGGTTACAACCAAACGATTACCGGTTTTCAATATTCACCGAAAATCATCGTCGTGCCCGTCGTAATTAACGCGCTCGAGCGTGCCCAGAACGAAGGCGATGCCAAGTTTCTGGATCTCCTCGAACAGCGCAATCAGGTTGCTGAAGATTCTCTCATGAATAGCATGGAAGAGGATCTCCAGGGTGATGGTACTGGCTACGGCGGAAAGGCTTTCGCGGGCATTGGTTCTTACATCGTTAAGACCGTTACATCGGGAAGCTACGGCGGTCTTGCTCGTACTGACTACACCGCGATCCGTAACGTATCGGTTGACGCTCCGACCACCTTCACCGGATCAACGGATGCATCTAATATCGAGTCCCGCTTGCGGTACTCAAAGAATCAGGTGCTCCGCCAGGGTGGGCCAGAGCTTTGCCTTGCTGGATCAACCTACTTCAACGCTGCCTGCGATGCGATGAGCGCCAAACAGCGCTTCACGCAGAATCAGGAAATGCTTGAAGCTAACTTCGATAACGTCGTGATCGAAGGCATGACGATGGTTAATGCTAACGGCCGCGTATTCTCGGGACTGAGCCGCATCGCTACCGATCGCTGCTACGGTATTCGGTTGGAGAACTTCGCCCTCAAGATGTACAAGGGCTTTAACTTCCAACCAGTTCCCGATCGCGTATCCGTCAATCAGCTAGTTGACATCAGCATCACTGTCGGTATCGGGCAGTTCACCTGCAACGGCGCCGGGCTCTCCTTCATTATGTGGGACAGCTAACAAACTAGCCCCCCTGAAAAGGGGGGCATTTAATTTCAAAGGAGAAACGCATGTTAAATGGATACTACAACCTAACATCATCGGACGGCCTCACCGCTAAAGCGGCGGTCGGTACAGAAATCAACGTCAAGGGCGCAACCTATATGTATTTCAAAGCGGCGGGCAGCATTGCTGCTTACTCGCTTTGCACGGTGCAAAACGACTTCGACGCCGAGGAAGGAACGACCACAACTTCAGGCGCAAAACCAACTTTATGCTGCGTGCCTCAGTTCGCAGTAGCGGATCTGGAGTACTTCTGGGCTCCGGTTGGTCCGTTCTTCCTGCGAGAAGATGGCGTAACAAAGTTTAAGGTCAACGCCGCGCTCAACTGCGCCGGATCGGTCAAGTTGTACACGACTGGAGTTGATGGCGTTGTGGATGACGCCGCCACCGATCTAGTGGCCGGTCTCTGCCTTACTGAAACAATCACAACCGCTGAGGCTGCCGACTGTATCGCCGTTCAGCGTCTTGTGACCAACTGTCAGGACTAATTAACGAGTGAGGAGCTAAAACCACCATGCAAATTAACCCGCTTACATCTCTCAACCCCTTCGGATCGCCGACACTTGACGGATTGGATGTTAACGACATTCAGGACGGCAAGAGAATCGGAGGGGCTCCCGGTCGTCAATATGTGCGGTTCTACAACAAAAAAGAGATCCGCTATGCCAAGGCAGCAGATGGAAAGGTCACGCCATACGAGAAGATCGTTGAGTGTGTTCACATCAAAACGCCAGGGGATACAAACGAAACTGACGGCCATGCGGAAGAGTTTCATAGGCGGGAGCATTGGAAGCACTACAGAGCGTTTCGAGAGGGCCGGATGGGTCCTGTCGGGATTCCTGTAGAAGAGGCTCCTTTCATATCGCAGCACATCGCCACAGAACTGAAAATTCTGGGGTGCCACACGATCGAGCAGCTCGCGGATGCTTCGGATGTACTTTGCGGGCAAATCCCGCACGGCTTCGAGGTTCGCGAGTTTGCTCGGGCGTTTGTCAAAGCTCAGGTTGGCAATAAGTCGCTGGAGCAAGTGATGGCTCTGAAGAGAGAGCAGGAAGCCAGCCAAAAAGTGATCGTCGAGCTGCAACAGCAGATCGAATCGATGAAAGCGATGCTTTTCAGTGCGAGCGGCGATCGAATTGAGACAGAAGCGCCAACCGACTCAATCGTATCGGGCGACGCTGGAACAGAAATAGCAAAGAAGCGCGGGCGGCCGCGGAAGATTGAAACCGTTTAGAGGAATATGAAAAAAATACTTGCTGCATTGGTTGCCTTGTCTACCCTGGTAGGCACGGCTTACGCTGACGCCTGTTCGCAGGCTCTTACCCGCGCCTACATCCCTGGAGTGGAGGCGGTTACGCTTTGCAAAGTGCTTAGCACTGCGCTGCGCGTATCGCTTGCGCCCCTTACGGATAACGCGATCGATCTAGGATCAAGCTCGAAGCAGTTCCGATCGCTGTATCTTGGCACCGGCCTTTTCATGCCAGC